CGGTAAACACCAGACAAACCAAGCGGCAACAAGTTCCAAGGGTCTTTCAAACCCGTCTCACCCGCTGCCAGAGCGCCCTCTACTGTGTAATCCTCCCCCGCCGCCTCTGCGCGGACGGGCTCCATGATCGCGCCTTGAATATAGGCGTTTTGAGCCGCTGCGCCGGTAACTTCACCTGCACGGGGCGCCGCATAGCGAACACCGCGCGCAAGAGGCCCTGCGCCGGTCGGAGTGAACGGACGGGCCAAAGCATTGACAGGGCCGCGCGCAAGGTTCCAGCCCGTAATTGATCCGGGCAGGATGCCTGCAATCGTTCCGCCTGCGTAGGCGCCCGGCTGGTCTGTTGACGCCGCCGCCAGCTCGCCCCGGAAATCCTTGTTAGCCATGCCAGGAACGCCAAGGGCCAGCGAATTGACGCCGCCCAAAGTCGCCGCATCCACACTAGATGTCACATCCTTGTCGCGGTAAACCTGACGCTCTGCCTGCATCCCCTGTTGTTGCTGGGGAGAGAGCATGAACTCGCTATAGGCTGCGTTGGGGTTCGGGTCGTCCATCAGGCCCGGACCCATTGCCGCCGCACCTGCACGCCCTGCGGCCTGCTCCACCGGCATCACACGTTGCTGGCGCTCAATATTCTGCTGGTTGGCAAAAGCGCGCTGTGCGGACTGTGCGAGACGGATACGCTCGTTCTTGGTGTCAAGGGCGGCGTCTTTGCCCTTCCGCTTGCTTTTACGGCCCTTCGATTCTTGATATTGGGCAAATTCATCCTGCCCCATCGTATCGGTCGGCAAGCCTTCGCCTCGCCGCTCGGCACGATAAGCAGAAAATTCGTCTTGGTCTTCAGCAGGGCCGGCCATACAGGCACCTCATGCAAATTTTTGAATTGAAGCGCAGGGCTATTCGGCGGTAGACCCGCTCAGAGCTTTCAGAAGGCTCGCTTGCGTCGCCGGGCTGAACATCGGCGGGGTATCTTGCAGGTAACGGTTTTCCCATGCCCGATATTCATCCATCGACTGGGGGTTAGCCTGCAACAGGGATTGCATCATGTCCTGTTTACGCTCTTCACGCTTACGCAAAATGAAGATAATCGCGTCATTACCGGCCTGCGTGCTGTTCAGGTTTGGCGGAATTGACAGCAGGAACTCGCGGTCAGCGTTCGACATTGGACCGGGCAGGTCAGACTTGAGGCTCAAGGCCATCTGACTGGACAGGCGTTTGGCCGCCTCCTTGGCCGGCAGGTCAGGCACTTCAATACCAAACATCTGGCCTACACGCTGAACCTGAAGCAGCGTATCGCCGCCGAAGCCCGTGTAGTCAATTTCGTCAAGCAGGGCGTCCATTGTGTCGAGGTTGCCGATCGACGCAGACGCGGCTTGGCCTTGCTCAAGAATGGCGCCGTATTTGCTGGACGCCAGCGTGCCGAGGCCCTCTTGAAACTTATTTTCACCTTTCTGGTCGCCGGTGCTAACACTAACCAAGGGCGACTTGACCGGTGCGGGGCCAATCAGCTTCCGGTCAGACGGATCAAGCGGATTAACGGCGTACATTTCATTGCCGATTTGTTGGAAGTCATACTTGGTTTGCGTTGGCTTTTCCACGACCGGGTTGTTTGCAATCAGGTTGCCCGCCGCGTCATAGCGGGCCGCTCCCGGTGCCAGCGTGTAGCCCTCTGCGCTTTGTGGAGATAGCCCCGCCTCAGCCTGCGCCTGCGTCAGAACAAACCTGTGCGCATCCTCAAGCGAAAGGCCGCCCTGTTGCATCAGTTGCGTCATGCTTTGCAGGTATTCGTCCGAGCTGACGCCGGCCATCTGTTCAAATCCTGCCGGATCGCTCAGGGCCATCTGGTTGAGCTGTTCAGGGGCTGCCGATGAGAGCACCGTCACCAGCTTCTGCGCTTCCTGCTGGCGGGCAAGCGTCTGTTGTTGCTGGCCGTAGTCTGCAATTTTCTGCCCGCCTTCAAAATCCCCTGCCTGCATCCGGATGCGGCCGGCTTCGTCATACTTGCCCGCGCCCAATGCATCGCTTTCCATGCGTGCAAACTTGCGTTGCCGGCCTGCGTCATAGGCTTCCGGCGCCGCAAACTCGAAGAACCCGCCCAGCGCGTTCATCAACGGCCCGCGTTCACGCCGGAACCCGGCTTTTTTGGAAACCGCCGGCGCAGCCATAGGCGCCGCACCGATCTCAGGCAGGGCCGCAGACTGGATCTGGCCCGGCATGGGCTTGCCCTTCTGGTAATTATGCTCACCGGGCATGAGGGCGTTCATCAGTTTCATATTAACCCCCAAACCACATTGCGGCGGCGTTGATACCCGAGTTGACCATATTGGCGTTATTCTGGCCTTGGGTCAGATAGCTGGACGACCGCGTGTCCCCGATGGCCTTCTGGTTGTTTGCAATGCTTGTGCCTGCTGCGTTCGCCGCCGAAGCCTGGTTCTGACCAATCTGCGCCCCGGTGCCAGAGATACCCGACAGCGCATTGTAATAATTTCCAAAGGCGCCCGCTGTGTTCCTGCGGTTGCGGTCATTCAAGGCGCCGATGGCCGAGCCTGATAGTGACGTGCCGCCTGCCCCGAACGCACCGACCATCTGCGTATAGTCATTGTTCGTCGTCTCAAGGGCTGACCGGCCAAACCCGCTATCAAGGAACGTGTTGTAAGCGTCGTCAACGCTGGTGCCGACACCGATGCCGGTATTCCCACCGGAGACCCCTGACCCGCCATAGGTCGCCGTTGGAAGCTGCCTGCCTTCGCCCTGACCATATGTGTTGTAATGATACTCCAGCGCGCGGTCCATATTGCCGCCAAACTGCTGCAAGGCGCCGGGATTGTTGCGGTAATAGTTCACCACATCCGGGTTTGCGGCGCCGTATGCGCCCCATGTTGATTGGGCTCCGGGTTGTCCCGTGGCAGCGAGCGCATTAGCGACGGCCCCTTGCGGAACCATGTTCGGATTACCTAGCAGGCTGCCTTGCATGGCAAGGGCGTTCCATCCGGCTTGCTGGTTCGGGGCCTGTATCTGGTTGCCCCGGTTGAACATATCCAGGATTGTCTGGTTCGCCAGCTTGGCAGAATTGACCTGCGCGTCTGCGGCCTTGTCGGCGGATTCGTTCCCGAAAAACCCGCTTACGAGATCAGATAAAAGGCCCATTTCCTACTCCTATGCCCCGGACGGGCTTTCAAGTGTAACCGGCACGTCAACGGTCGTGGTTGCGGCGGCTGCATCGGTGACAGTACAAGTCCAGATGTTTTCGCGGGTCTGGCCTGCTACAAGGGTTTCACTGAACGTGGTGGACGCCGATGTGGCAGATGTGGCCACGATTGACCCGACGCCGGTTTTCCTTGTCCATGCGTACGTGTAAGGCGCTGTTCCACCCGACGCCGTGACCGTGACCGAACTGGACACAACAGAACCCGGAACATCCGAGCCGTAAGCATAAGTCGGGCTTACAGAAGCGGCCAGTGCACCTGCTGAAGCCGCTGTCGCCGTTGCCGCAATATTAGCCCCGGTCGCGTCCAGTTCATCTGTCAGGCTGCCCCGGCCCGTAATTGTCGGATCAATCGCCACCGTTCCGGCAATAATCCCGCTGGTCGTGGTTGTCACCGTGTTGACCCCGGCAAGCAGCGTATTGATCGACGTGCCTTCTTCGCCGTTCTCCAGATCGTCCAGATACCGCAGGGCGTCCATTGTCAGTTCGCCCGTCGCAATATCCACCCATTTCGTCGGTATCTTACGCGGCATTGGCTGCCGCCAGTTTTAGCACGCGCTCGACTTCGGCGGGCGCCATCGTGTCCGGGATTTCCACAAGGGTGCCGCCCACGACAACCCCAAGCGCATGTGCTCGGAACGAAACCTCAGGATAACGGTTCTGGGCCTTTCTGGCCGCTGCAAGCTGCTTATTGGTCATCAGCGTTCCCCGATCGCAACACGGGACGGCAGGAACCCCACCGGGTCAGACCAGCGGAACCGCAATACCGTCTGTTCAGGAACCGCTCGCCCGTTCTGTTCCCAACTCGTCCGGGCGCCATATTCACCAATCAGGCCCAGAGACCGGGACCGGTAATCGCCAAACGTGTTCCCCTTGTCCCGGCTAATCGCCATTTCTACCAGCGGGTCAGATCCCTGCCCGGAACTCAGCCCTATGCCCTTTGTGCCCTCAATCCGGATTTGCCCAATGGCCGGGCTGCCCCGATTAACCGGCAGGTGCCCTGTAAATTCCCGGACGATCTCAGTCCCAAACGTGGATGCATCGGCCATGCGGTCAGACTTGTAGGACCGGCTGAGTTCAACCAGCGTGGTCGAAGCATTGGCGCCGTAGAAGCTTGCCCCGACACGCACCCCGAACTGCCATTCCCACGTCTCTGACCCGTAAGTCTTGCGCAGGTGCCATCCACCCGTGGCAATGTCGTACACAATGCATTTCGTGGGGGTGTAGATCACGTATTGCTTATGGGCTTCGTTCTCTTCGCCCCGGCAGACCACATCACCTGCATCAACCGTGGCCAGATGCCTAGAAACCCAAGGGTCAGCCGCGTTCAGGATTTGCGGGGTCAGGCCGTTCAGCCGGTAAACACTGAGGTCATCCCCGATGAACAACAGCGTATTGTCCAGCTTGACAATCGTATCGCGGGCCAGCGCGCCCCGGTCGATCACCTGTCCCACGATCGGGCGGAACGGGTCGTCATTATCTCCGGTCTGTATCCACGGTTCGATGGTCTGTGTCCCGAACACGTAATACGTGTCTCCAAGCCGGACCCCGGCCACAATCCCATCCGGGGCATTCTCTGCCGTGTAATAGCTTAGCGTCGTGGTGGTGTTGAACTCAAGCGCCGTCGAGAACGCGAACCGGCTTCCATAGGTAAGCAAGGCCCTTTGACCCATCACTTCGATCGACGTGAACGCGGTTTCACCGTGATCTGAGAGCAGTGTTGCCCAGTCTGCATCCGAGGCCGCTGCAATCGCTGTGCCTGCCGCAGCACTGACATAGAAGGCGCCTCCGGCAAGTAATCCAGCCTGGACCTCACCGAAGGCGGCCCGCACTCGATCCGTGCCCGTGATGGACCCGGAGAGCGCTGTCCACGCATCCGTTGCCGGCGCGTAGAGCCTGACAGTCGTCCCGTCAGGCACCACCAGTTTACCCCCGGCATACCCATCCGCCTGAAACAGGCCCCGCACACCGGTCGACAGCGTTGTCCCATTATCCAAAACGACAGAGCCGGGTGTATTGACCAGCCGTGTGCCCCGCTGCGGATCGCCGCCATTCGGTTCAGTATACAGGTTTACGAGGAACTTCCTCGCATCCCCGTACCCGTCCGGTTCAAAATGGCTGGCAGCAATCACGGCAGAGGCCATTATTGCGGCTCCAATGCCTCGCGCAGGGCCTGATCTGCCTCAGCGCCGTTTGCACATTCCTTGCCGGTCATTTCCTTGGCCAGCTTGACCCGCTGCTTCCAGTGCAGCTTTTCCCAATTGTCCGGCAGCAATCCCGCACCCACCACCGGGATTTTCAGCTCTTCAAACGCTGCGGGCTCCGGGGAAGCCGGATAGTCTTCCGGGTCAGGGTCATGCACTGGCGGGGCATCAAGACGCTCGAACCCATCAAGGCGAAGCGCCTTGGTGATCAGGTCCGGGTCATCGGTCTGCACACTTTGACCGCGAGGGAAATTCATCCCCCACAATTCCCGCACATCCCAAGGCCCATTGTATCGAAGAATAGCCATGTCTCACCTCAAAAATAGTTCTGCGGAACAGGCTGGTGATCCTGCTGCATCGCAATAACCTCGCGGATACGCCGCATACCCATTTCGCGCATTTGTTCACATTCGGCCACGGTCATGTCTGCCACAAACTTGCGGCCCACATTGCCGGCCACCATCAGGGTCAGCCCCCTCATCACCGCTTCCGGAATATCACTCAGCTCCCAATACGCGATGCGCCGTTCCTGCAACTCGGCATGAACCTCGGCAATGCCTTCATCCACAGTCGCATCATCCGTTGCATTAGCCGTTGCCCCGCCTTCCAGAACGTAGAGTTCCTTCAGCACACGGGCGACTAGATCAGCCTGCGTTGCCATGTTCCATCTCCATCGCCTGCATGATGTCTGCAAGGCTTAGCGTATGCTCAACCAGTCCCTCAAAGTGAGACAGCCTCACATCCGGGTCACACCAACATTCATAATCGAGCTTCTTGGCCTGGTTACAGAAATAGTAGTCCTCGCCAACGTCATAGCCTTCAGCGTCCACGTCAAACCAGAACCATTTCCGCATGATCAGATCACCGTGTGCACCGTCCCGTGTGGCATATTCAGGCGCAAGCCCCGCCGCTGCCAGATCGGTAAACACTGACCCTCTGACTAACAGGAACCCAGTCCCGACCCGGTTCGCCTTGATCAGTCCGTCCGGCCCGCGCTTCAATTCCCCGTCAAACATCATCGCGCCGGGCTCGCCCCATTTGTGCGTCCGCTTTTGCGCCGCACCTGCGATAATATCCTTGTCATGCCCTATCAGCCGGAACACGTCTTCGGCCTTGAACGCGATGTCATCGTCAACCCAGAGCACCCAGTCCGCTTCAAAATCCATCGCGCACTGCGTCAGCACGTTGCGGTTCTTGCAAAGGACCGAGGAACCCTTGTTGTAGAACCTGCGGAATGCAATGCCCCGCTTGAGGCACTGCACCCGAAGGTCCGCAATCGCCTCGCCGTGCTCAATATGCACCCGGCCCGTAAGGCTGGGCGTAAGAACGGCGAGGCGAAGAGGGCGGTCAGCCATTACTGGTCAACCGGAATGTACTGCACATACACATGGCCAACCCCGGCAGTTGCCGTGGTGCCGACCGACGTGACAGCGCAGGTGATCGTCACTTCAGACGCGCTGTACAGGTCGTTCGACGTGGCCAGTTCATCCCAGACGATATTGCCGATGGTGCCAAGAGCAAGGTCTGTTGCAAACCCGTCGCCGTCACCGGACGTGCCGATGTCGAGAACGTCAGACGTGCCAGAGTTCCAGGCGGTCGAGACCACAACCCCTGCACCGACAACGATCGCACCCGCAGGCAATTTGCCCACGGTGACCGTGCTGGTGTCAGTGTAGTCGATGTCCTTACGCAGGTAATGCGTCTGCTGCGTATGGTAGATGCGTGCTTGAGACATGATGTTTCTCCTTAGGTCTCAGATCAGGTAGCGGCAAAGAAGCCGGTGATCATGCCATGGTCGATGCCGTTGTAACGCAGCTTTTCTGCGCTCCACAGGCTCTCGACGCCGACGCCCTTGAGGAAGCCGTAATCATCCTCTTTGCGCTGCGTGGCTTTGGTCGTCTGACCCCACGCAATCCCCAGCGCCTGCGCACCGGTGAAGTAGACCGGGTGCACCGTAGCCGAAGACGCACCGATGGTGCCAACGTTGCCAATCTCGGGGATTTCCCGGACCACAACGCCGTCCACAATCAAATCGCCGTCCTGGAACACCGGGTTGCTTTCCGGGTCACGGGGCCGGCCATCAAGGTTGATGGTGCGCATGTCGATCTTGAGGTCCGAGAACGTTTCCGGGCCGACAAAGCAGACAAAGAACTCACGGCCCTGCGAACCGGTACGGATCGGACGAATCGACGGCAGGTCGATGCTGTCACCCTTTGCGATACGGTAACGACGCTTTGCCATCCGCTTCAGGAGAGCCAGCGAAGTCACCGAGAACTTGTCGCTCGTGGTGTCAACGTTGGCCGCCGCCGTGGCGAACGTCGCGTTGTAGTTGCTTTCAGCATTGCCGAACAGGATGCGGTACTGGTTTGCCGCCGTCCACGTGTTCTTCTGCGCCGCGGTGGCCTCAGAGAAGAACACTTCTTTGGCGTGGCCCGGTGCGTCGGAATAGGAGCCCGAAGCCTCCACAACAGACGAAAGAGCATTGATGATGCTGTCCCGCATGTCGTCCATATCGCGGACTTTGAGCATGTCACGCGACGCGTTGAGAAGGTCGATGACAGAGTTCTGTTCATCAGACTTCTTCACCGCGACCGCATAACGGTGCCAGTACGGCTTCAGGTCATACGAATAGTTGCCGAGGCTTTCTTCGTTGCCCGCCAGCGTGCCAGTACCAACGTTGGCACCGGTCAGCGCCGAAACCAGCGGGACGGTAATCACCTGCCCGCCCTGGATGAGCTGCTTCTTGACAACGAACGGGGAGTTCGTGCCCGAGCCCATGTAGGGATTGAACCCACTCTCGCGGACGTATTCCGCAAAGTAGTCGGTTTCCCATTTCTTCAGAATGTTGCCCGTTGCCGGGGTCGTGTAGGCCATAGCCTTGTCCTTTCAGGTTGCTATCGTTTGAAAAGGACGTCGAAGCCGTCTGCCGGTTCACCTGTGGCATCTGAAGTGCGGGGCTTGCCTGTTCCTGCCAGTGATGGCGGGACATTCGGCCTTCCCTGCGTCTGGACCTGCGGGACTTGCCCGCCTTGCATCGCTGCAATCCGCTGTTCAATGAGGGCTTCCAATGAGCCCGCCTCGTTCAGCATCTGCAACTGTTGCTCGCGTCTGTACCATTTCACCAGCTCGCCCATCGGGTGCGGGTGATCGAGAAGCGTGTAGCTATAAGCCGAAGTGGCCGGGTCATTCCGGCAGGCTTCGTCAAAAGCTGTCCAGGCTTCCTGAACGGTGGCCTCGTCATTTTGCTGCGTGGCCATGAACATGCTCATTTGCATTTTCTGGGCGTGCAGCGTCTGTTCGAGGTAAGAACGCGGGTCCTGTTCAAAAGCGACTTGTGGACCGGTAAACTCCGGCGCCTTGGGTTGCGTCTGGGTCGTCTGTCCCTGAGAGCGTTTTAGCTCCTGGAGTTCCTTGCGGAGGGCCTTGACAACCGACAGAGGGACTTGAGCACCTTCTTCGTCATCGGCCGGCGGCTCCGTGACTTGCTGCATTCCGGCAGCTTCTTTTGCGCCCGTTTCGGCTTGCGTTGCTTTTTCGGCGGCTTCCTTGCGCACAAACTTCCCGTCCGGTCCACGTACAGGTCCGCTTCCAGCGGGCTCCACGGTCTCATTGGGCTGTTCAACTGGCTCAAGGGCAGCATCCTGCTCTGCAAACTCGTCAAGAAAGTCCTTTTCTCCACTCATCATCATCTCCAAACGCCCGATACAGCGGCGGCCTGATACGCCCGAAATTCCCCGGCGGCGGGTCTACTCAGCCTTGCGGCCTTGTCGGTGTTGGCGGGGGACGATTGGCGTCCTCTACCGCTTTGAACGCGTCTGCATTGGCTTTCGTGGCCTGCGCCGATTTCAGCGCGATGCCTGCGTCCGTGTCCCGGATTGTGGCCTGTGCCAGTGCGTCGTCTCTGTCTGCCTTCCGGGCGAGGTCTTGTGCCTTCGCCATGTCCAGCGGGTTGATCGCCTGCGGCTTCGGCATCTGGGCTTTCTGAAGCTCGGCCTGCATTTTCTGCATGGCCTGTTCCATCTCCTGCAACTTTTGCTGCGCCTGCTGAAGCTGCATTCCTGCATCCATCTTTTCAGCCAGTTGCTTCTTGTTCCGAAGCTGGCTCGCCTCGATCAGCACGTCCGGCGGGATCGGAACCCCGGCTTGTACCATCTGGGTCAGTTGCTCAAACTGCTCATGTTGCAGCGTGATCATGTCCGGCGCGGCCTCGATGATGATGTCTACATCCATCTCGGCCAATGCATTTTGCACAGGGGGCGGACCCATCGGAGGCATACCCATCGGCATCGGCATGACGTTGCCCATCTGGGGCGGCATCTGTGGCATTTGCGGGGGCATTTGACCCGGCATACCCATCCCCGGAACACCGCCCATCGGCGGGGCCCCTGGGGGCATAGGCTGGCCTTGTGGCATGCCCGGCTGCATTCCCGGCATCATCGGCTGATTAACCGGCGTGAACCGTGCGCCTTCCGGTGCCTCATCATCCGAGATGCGCAGGAACATCGGCTCAGTCCAGAACTGCTTCGCCCGTGCCCAGAATGCGCGGTAGACCCGCAGCTTCCAGTCATTGTGCGTGTCGAACAGCGTATTTTCTTCGGCCAGTCCAGCATTCTGCTGGGCAAGGATAGCCCGGCCCGATTGGTTCTCAACGCCCCGGCCCTGAAGTCCAGCGTTCGGACCCTGCGCATCAATCTCGTTTTTGGCGTCCTGAAGCAGTTCGAAGTTCTGGGCAACTTCGGCCTGGCTTTCGATAAAGCCCCAATCCGTCCCCAATTCACCGTTAGCAATCAGGTGCGCATCGGCGCGGGCAACTTCCTCTTTCGGGTTTGTGTCTGGCGGGAAGATGCCGGCCTTCGACCATATGCGGCGGTTCTTGATCAGGAACAGCGACATAGACCGGCGGTAATTCATTTCGGACTGGGGCCCGATCATGTCCCGCACAACGCCGTAGCGCTCATTCTCACGGGTCACATAGGCCGACGCCGCAATGATGGGGCAACAGGGCTTGCCCTTGTCATCCTCGTATTTGCTGACGCCTTCGTCCAGAACACCCCCACCGGAGAAGTAGGCATAGTTCCAGTCACCGTTCGGCTGGCGCCAGTAGATACAGGCCACCCGAACACGTTGACGATCCTCATCACCCCACCGGAACCGGGGCTTGTCGTCATAGCCTTCGTCGGTCGTCTCACCGGTCAGAGAGCCCTTCAGGGCAGCTTCTGCATCCTTATTGTCAGGGAACAGGGCAATCGCGTCCTCGATGTCATACCAGTTGTGGTATCCCAGATAGCGAGCGTCTGAAAAGTCCGCACGGCGGCTGCGCGGGTCATAGAAGAATTGATCGAAGTCAATCTCCTTGCCGACGATACCGAACGCGCCTTCGCCTTCCTCATAGCAGATGTCGATCGCGGCTATGCCCTCAACGGCAAGGCATTTAAACGAGGACGAAGCGATCTTGTCGAACCGGATCGTGTTCTCGATGTAGTCCAGCACATCGGTCGCGACTTGAGCCTGATCCTCCTTGCCTGGCTGGCGAGCAAACGCCTTCGGGTCAGAGCGGGCCTTCTGCTCAATCCCGCACAGGAAGTTCACCTTCCGCTTGATGCGGTTCATCGTGACAATCGGCTGGCCGCGCCGGATCAAGATTTGCTTCTCGCGCTCATCCCATTGGGTATCATTGTAATTGTCATACCAATCACGGTCACGGTGCGAGAGCTTGCGGGCCTCGTTATGCGCATCTTCGGCCTGACGTACCCACTTCTTGTACGTCGCAATATCCTTGCCGTCGAACTCGACGTTTACGCCGTCAGTCTCGCCGCCATACTTCTCTGTCTGAGGCTTGCCCATTACAGCCATGAACTGTCACTCACTTGTTTCGGGGCAACGTAGTCGCTGAATGACGCAGGTTTCGGTGTAGCGAGCGGCACAATGGCCGGGTGCGCCATATCCAGCGCAAGGCCCATCATCGAGCACACGTCCACAGCGTCGTCATGCTTACCGGCGGGGAAGGCTAACAGTTGTTTCAGCACACGTTCTCCCCTCTCATCATCCAGTAGTGAAACCTCACCCATTGCAGCCCGGCTCTGGAACGCACGGGCACGGGTCGCCTTGTCATGTATCGACGGCAGCCATTCCATCCGGCAGCGTGTGGCCGTCTCAGTCATCCGGCGCTTCAGCATCGGCTCGATCGCTTTTTGGATCACACCGGCTTCGCCAAACGCACAGATCGGCTTCCATTTGCGGATCATGTGCAGCTTCTGTTCGATCCATTCATCCGAAGCCGTCTGGCCATGCCACCAGTCAAGCTGGAAGATGCGGCCGCCACCATCAATGCCCCAGACAGCGTGTTCCGTGTAATCGCCGTCACCCTCGGTCACTGCATAGTCGCTGGTCATGTAGACATGCACACGGGGCGGCGGGGTATCGTGGCGCTTGAACCAGGCTTTCAGGAAGAATGTGCCGTCATCGGGTGCGGGTTCTTGTTGGTACAGTGAAGCCCAATCACGAGGGCCAATCGCTGCCTTGATTTTTTGCAGGCGGTTCAGCGGATACTTCTGAGGCCAAAGTGCTTCGCCATTGCTCATGATGGCAGGCAGAATCAGCTTGTCCCATTCATCGCCGCCCTTGGCTTCGGCTTCCAGCAAACGGCCAGACAGATCGTCTTCATGCCAGCGAGTCTGGATAACCACCACGGCGCCTTCAAACGGTTCGGCCTGTCCTGTCTCTACCTGTTCTTCAAAATCACGCCAAATGTCGTCGTCTTCAAGCTCTTCTTCGGTCAGATCGCCTTCCAAGCGAGTGTAAGCCGTCGAAGTGTACCAGCGATACACCTTTTCTCGCATCGTCTCGCTTTCGGCTTCCTCGCGGTCTTTGAACGGGTCATCGATCAGCAGAACGTCTGCGCCGCGCCCGGTAACCGCTGTGCCCACACCTGCCGACACATACGATCCGCCCGTGTTCAGACGCCATCTGTTAGCCGCTTGGCTGTCCTTTGCCAGCCCTACGCCGTCAAACACGTTAGCGAAATGGTTCTTCCTGACCACTTCGCGCACCTTGTATCCAAAGTCGCCGGCAAGGTCGCTGTTATAACTTGCGGCAATAATTGACCGCGTTGGGTTGCGCCCGAGAAACCATGCCGGAAAGCGAATTGAGGCTAGTTCGCTTTTTCCGTGGCGAGGCGGCATGAATATCATCAGCCGCTTGATTTCCCCGCGCTCTACCGCTTCCAGCTTTTCAGCAATTAGCCTGTGATGCGGCGCAGGCCGATAGTCGCGGAACGTGTAACGCGTGAAGTCAATTAAGCTGTCCTTGGCCAATTCCCGGCGCAGCAGTTCCTTCGCGGCCTCCTCGGGCGATACGGTAAAGTTCATCACGGGTCAGGTCACTCGTATCCTCTACAGTGCGGTTTGTGCGGTCAGACTTCTCAATCCGGAAGCCCGTCAAAATGCCCACCTCTTTCAGGGCGCTCACAGCAGGCCCGTAGGCGTCTGCTTTTTCTGCCGCTTCCAGGATAGCCACGCCTTTGTCTATGAGCCACTGCAAGTCAATCTGGGCCTTTTCTGCGGCCGTCTGGCGCAATTCGGCAATTCGGGCCTGCACTCTATCATTTGCTATCAGTCTTGATGCGTTGTCGCCAAGCTGCTTTCCTGATCCCTTGTATCCGGCGAGCTTATAGGCTTCGGTCTGGTTTTTACCGGACACGACAAGCTGACAGAAGCGCTCTTGCTGTTCAGAAAGGCTCATTTGCTATCTCGCGTTGTCTAGGGGTGGCAAATCGCCTGCCTCAAACCAAAATCGCGCAACCTATACGCGGATGCGAAGCCCGTAATCCTCGCTAATTGGGAACCCGGACACTTCCAGCAGGATCAGCAGCTCTTTCGTGCGGCCGGCTGCTGTCGTGATGCGGTGTTCCAGCCATCCGCTGGTTGAGCCTGACAGGGTGAATGCTGCGGTTGTGGTTGTGTTGGAGGCACCAGATAGGGTCAGGCTTGTGGTCGTGTTGGAAACGCTTGCAATGGTATCAGAGCCAAGCCAGCCGGACCAGTTGACGCTGTAGTCAAGCGTTTCGTTTTCATCTTGCGGGGCCACAACGGCATTACCGCGAGGCTTGAGGCCCCGCAGGATCGTTTTTCCTTGTTCGAGAACCTTGATGTAGCGGTCTGTCATCTGTCTAGCGTCAGGATGGTCACGGCAGAGCCTCCAGATGTTCCAGAAGCGATTAGGCGGTATTCGCCAGGGGCTTCAATCTGCTTCGTTGTGTCGGACGTGTAGCCGGTTTCCACGGCAACCCATGCCGTGCCACCAATACGGCGCTGAAGCGTAACCGTGATGGTGCCGGTAATATCCACGCTATAGCTGGCGGTTTGGCCGCGTGGGACAACCAGCGTGCCAGACGCCGGGTTGGTTTCGTCATCCGCATCAAGCGTAACAGATTGGGCCATAGTTTTGTGTCCTTAGTTTGGCTCGGTCCAGTATTGCGGCAGCGCCTGAATCGCTTCCGCTTCGTTTTGGAATTGCAGATATACCGTATCCTGCGAAGCGCCGGCGAATACCCGCTTAGGCAATGCAGGTTCAATCCGGTAGGGTTCCAGCTCGCTTGTGTAAATCTGTGCAGCGATGTTGAGGTTGTAGGCTGGCAATGGGTCGCCGAACATGGGCTGGCCTTCCTCGTCCAAGCCCAAAAACTCATATGCCGGCACGGGACCATCAATAACGCTTAGGTTCCACATAAGATTGCGGCTCCAAGTAGGATGATGACGATGGGAAGGAGGATGAATCCCAGCTTGGTGTCGGTCATTCAAAAACCAGATCAAGGCCATCAGGGATGCGGCGCTTGCCTGTGTACCAGTTGGACGGCATTGCGGTTGAAACGCCAAGCGCGCGGGCGACGTCGGAGAATATCATGCGTTCGCCATTTAGAATGGCGTATCGCGTGCGGCGTGTGTTGCGGGGCTGCTCAGCCTTTGGAATCCACTTGCAGTTTTTCGGCTCGTAATTGCCATCAACGTCGATACGCTCAA